GGCGAGGCCAGCGACCCGCTGGGACCGAGCTAGCTTTCCTTCTCCCCTTGGGGGAGAAGGTGGCCCGAAGGGTCGGATGAGGGGTCGCACCGGCCCGTCGAGTTTCCTGGAATCAGACTATCCGGAAAGGCCTGCGCGACCCCTCATCCGTCGGCTTCGCCGCCACCTTCTCCCCCAAGAGGGAGAAGGAAAGCAATCAGGGCAGATCCTTCTTCGGGATCGCCGCGACTTCTTCCGGCGTCAGCTCCGAAAGGCCGCTGGCGATGCAGGGTTCGGTGATGTGGCCAGGGCCGCCGTCGGAAACCTTGATGTCCAGATCCAGCGGCGTGCAGACGGAGTCGCTGCCGCGGAAGGTGGTGATCAGGTGCGCGTCCATCCAGGTCAAGGCCTGGCAGCTGGACGCGAAGTCCACCCGATAGATGCGATGCATGTCCACCCGGATATACATCATGTGCGCGTTCGGCGCATGCCAGCCCTGCCAGTCGTGGGCGTAGAAACAGCGCTTCAGGGGCGCCGTTGGTTGCGCCGGCTGGGCCAGAGCCGACCCGGTCAACGCCAAAGCGCCGCTGATGGCGGCGCCGATCAAGACCTTGTTGAGATAGCGGTTCATGGGACGTGCCTCCGCCTGTACGGCCACGCCCGGGCGCGGCCCTGGACCTGATTAAACCAGCAAAACGCGTCAGGCGCGAGTTCGCTGCCAGCGAGCAGCGTCGCCCCGCCAACCTGTACCCAGGATGAACGGCTGTTCATCCGTCTCGCGCATCCAATCCCACCGTCAGGAGACCAGCTCAAGCCATGAGAATCTATGGTGAAATCACCAAGGTAGAAGCCCAGGACGACGGCACCATCAAGGTGTTCGGCACGGCCTCCACCGGCGCCGTCGACGACGCCGACGAGACGGTGTCCCCCGACGCCATGAAGGCGGCCCTGCCGGCCTATATGCGTTTCGGCGCCCTGCGCGAAATGCATGGCCTCACCGCCGCCGGCGCAACCCTCTCGGCCGAGGTCGGCGAGGATGGCGCCACGCGGATCGCCGCCCATGTGGTCGACCCCGTGGCGGTCAAGAAGGTCCAGCTCGGCGTCTACAAGGGCTTTTCCATCGGCGGCCGGGTGCTGTCGCGCGATGCGAAGGATCGCAAAGTGATCACCAAGCTGAAGCTCAATGAGATCAGCCTGGTCGACCGCCCCTGCAATCCGGAAGCGGTGATCGACATGTGGAAGGCCGACCAGCTCGAACAGCCTGGCCCCTCCAACACCCCCAGCAACACGGACGTCATCGCCAAGGCCATCGAACTGGCCGCCGCGGCCGGCAGGCGAGGGCGCTACACCGACTATGTGGTCAAGGCGCGGGAAGCCTTGATGCAGGCCGCGCCCGTCATCGAGGACGAGCCGCCTCCCGCCGAGCCCGCCTTCGAGGCGATCGCCGCCGCCGAACGCTTCGACAAACTCGGCGCCCGCAACTCCGCCGCCGACCTGGAGCACATCCAGGCCGCCCACGACCACCTCTGCGCCCTGGGCGCCGACTGTGGCGGCATGGACGACAAGATCCTGCGCGCCGCGCCGTCGCCGGATGTCGACGCCCTCTGGGCCACCATCGACCTGCTGCAAAAGCGCCTCGACGACCTCGCCGGAACGCCCGCCCCGCCCAAGGCCCTCGCCGGCGCCGCCCGCGCCATCGGCAAGGCCGAAGACGCCAACCCCGGCGACCCCACGCCCAGCCCCGAAGACCTGAAGAAATACCTCGCCGCCCTCCCTGCGGAGGATCGAGGCCGCCTCGAACTCATGGCCGCGCTGCGCAGGCCAATCCCGATCGGCCGCTGATCCTCCAACCCGCCCAATTTCACCACAGAGCACACGAAGGGCACGGAGGGCGCTCAATCCGGACGAAGTCCGGCTTTGAAACCTCGTCTGGACGCGCTGCGCGCCGCCTCACCGAAACCTCCGTGCCCTCCGTGTGCTCCGTGGTGAACCCTTCTTCCTTCACCCCATCAACACCCCCACAGCCCCACCCCTGGAGGCCCTCCATGAACGCACCCGTCCACCACGACGACCTCCGCAAGGCGGTCGTCGACTCCCTCTCAGCCCCCTCCGAAGACATCGCCCGGCACGTCCTGGCCATGGCCGGGGCCAATCCGAACCAGATCGAAAAGGCCATCACCACGGGCACTGGCCTGGTCGCCTACGACCTGCAGGCGCCGGCCAAGAACCTCTATCCGTTCAACGCCCCGCTGATCAAAAGCCTGCCCCGCACCGGCGGCGTCGGCACGGCCACCAACTGGAAGGCGATCACCGGGCTGCAAGGCTCCGGCTTCGACGCCACCGGCTGGGTGCCGGAAGGCCAGCGCGCCGGCCAGATGAGCTATGTCACCCAGTCCCGCTCCGCCGCCTACGCCACCCTCGGCGAGGAGGACCAGGCCACCTGGGAAGCCATCAGCGCCGGCCGCACCTTCGAGGACGTGCAGGCCACCATGACCACCCGCCTGCTGCAGAAGATGATGCTCAAGGAGGAGATGGCGGTCCTCGCCGGCAACGCCTCGCTCCAGCTCGGCTCGCCCGCAACCCCGGTCCCGGCCGCCACCGGAACCGGCGCCACCCTGCCGTCCGCCACCTATTCGGTGATCGTTGTCGCCCTGACTCTGGAGGGGTACCGTAACTCCAGCCTCGCCAATGGGGTCGCCACCTCCAAGTCCGTCACCGGCGCCGATGGCAAGACCTTCACCGTCAACGGCGGCTCGTCCAACAAGTCCGCCAACGCCACTCAAGTCCTGACCCTCGGCCAGACCCTGGCCGCCACGGTCGCCCCGGTCCAGGGCGCGGTCGCCTACGCCTGGTTTGCCGGCGTCGCCGGCTCGGAAACGCTGCAGGCCATCACCGGCATCAACAGCGTGACGATCTCCGCGCCCCTGGCCTCCAGCCGCCAGGCGGCCACGACCATCACCGCCGACTGCTCCACCAACGCCACCGGCTTCGACGGCCTGCTCACCACCGCGCTCAAGGCCGGCGCCGGCGGGGCCTACGTCAACACCCTGGCCGGCGGCGTCGCCGGCGTCGGCACGACGCTCACCTCCTCCGGCCACGGCTCGGTGGAGGAGATCGACGACATGCTGCAGGGCCTGTGGGACGCCTATCAGGTCTCGCCCACGGTGCTGTGGGTCAACAGCCAGCAGCTGAAGGACATCGCCGCCAAGGTGTTGTCCTCCGGCTCCGGCCCGTTGCTGCAGTATTTCCAGAACCCGTCCGAGGGCGAGGTGCGGATGACCGCCGGCGCGGCCATCGACTTCTACTTCAACCCCTTCCTGAACGGCGGGATGAAGATCCCGATCAAGATCCACCCCTTCGTGCCCCCCGGCACGGTGCTGGCCTACGCCTCGGACCTGCCGCTGCAGTACCAGTCCAACGAGGTGCCCAACGTCGCCGAGGTCAAGGTGCGCCGCGACTACTACCAGGTCGACTGGCCGGTCACGACCCGGGCGCAGATGGTCGGCGTCTATGCCGAAGAGACGCTGGTGGTCTACGCCCCCTTCGCCATGGCCGCGATCACCAACATCGCCGCCGGCTAGGGCAGGGCGGTCATGAACCCCTCCGACCTCACCAGCCTGGCCAATCTCAAAGCCTGGCTGGGCGTCCCCTGCGACGCCGGGCCCAGCGACCCATTGCTGGCCCGGCTGATCACCTCGGCCTCAGGGCTGGTGGTCGACTACCTCGGGCGGGAAATTCTGACCGCTGTCTACACCGAGGTCTACGACGGCACGGGCGCCGGTTGGATGATGCTTCGCCAGGCCCCGATCGTCTCCGTGCAGTCGGTGTCCTTCGCCGGCCGCACGGTGACCACCGAGGCCAATCCGGCGACCGGCTCGCCCGGCTACCTGTTCGACGGCGCCCGCCTGTCGCTGGTGGGCGATATCTTCCCCTACCGCTCCCGCGTCGTCGTCAGCTACACCGCCGGCTACGCCACGGCCCCGCCGGCGGTGGAGCAGGCCACCATAGAACTCGCCGGCGAAGCCTTCCGCCGCCGAGACCACATAGGCCAGACCAGCAAGACCCTCGGCGGCCAGGAGACGACCGCGTTTTCCCCCGCCGACGTGAACGCCACGATCAAGACGATACTCGCGCCATACAAGGCGCTGGCGCCGGTGTAGTCAAAGAAGCGGCCGGCGCTTGTGCTGAGTCCTTCTCCCTCTTGGGGGAGAAGGTGGCCCGAAGGGCCGGATGAGGGGTCGCGCCGGCCCATCGGGTTTCCTGGAATCAGACCATTCGGAGAGGTCCGCACGACCCCTCATCCGTCTCGCTTCGCGAGGATGGTCTTCTCCCCCAAGTGGGAGAAGGGATTGGAGTCGCCATGCTCACCGTCCAACTCGCCGGCGCCGACGCCCTTTCCGAGCGTCTGCAAAACGCCCCCGCCGCCATCCAATCCGCCCTGCGCACAAAAGCCGCCGACCTCGCCGAACGCCTGCGCAAACACGTCACCGACGACAAACTCTCCGGCCAGGTCCTTAACGCCCGCTCCGGCGCCCTACGCGCCTCCATCGCCGCCGAAGTCGACGACCAGGCGGGCCAGGTCATCGCCCGCGTCTTCTCCGCCGGCGACATCAAATACGCCGCGATCCAGGAATACGGCGGCCGCACCGCCCCGCACGACATCGTCCCCGACAAGGCCAAGGCCCTGGCCTTTCTGGCCGGTGGCGCCCCGGTGTTCGCCAAGATCGTCCACCACCCCGGCTCGCAGATCCCGGCCCGGTCCTACCTGCGCTCGGCCCTGGCGGACATGGGCGACCAGATCCTCGCCGAGTTCACCGCCGCCACTCTCGACGCCCTGCAAGGGAGCAATCCATGACCTCCCGCGAAGCCATCTTCGAAGCCCTGTTCGCCCTCACCGACGGCCTAGCCTGGGGCGCCCCGCCGCGCAGCTTCCTGCACCGTGCGCGCCGGGTGAAGCTCTGGTCCGACCTGCCCGGCCAGCCCGCCCTCTGCCAGGCCGAACACGACGAGACCATCACCCAGGTCACCGGCCTGCCGCCCAAACGCGTCTTCGCCGCCAGCTGGCTGATCTACCACGACGCCGGTAAGGAGCCCGACGCCGCGCCGGCCAGCGAAACCAACCAGATCCTCGACGCCATCGAGGCCCTGTTCCCCACGGGCGACCCCGACCAAGCCCAGACCCTCGGCGGCCTGGTCCACC